ATTGTAGAGGGCGCTGGCCACGATGTTCGGCCGAGCGATTACCACGTTATCGCCACCCGTCGCCTGGAGCCTGACGCTCAACGCATCTTCCAAAGGCTGCAAGAGGTGGGTATCACAGACGATCGTGATCGCCTGGTTGACGTCGAACACGTGCGGATTGAGCAACTTGTTCTGATCGTCGACAAACCGGGACATCGCCCGCACGGCCGCGTTGAATGCCAGCTTCATTTCGGCAACCGTGGGGGTAGCCGGTGCCGCACACGTATAGGTCAGGTCGTTGCTCTGCGCACCCGAATCTCCCCACACGTGATCGGTGTCAAAGAAGAACTGCGTGTCGAAACAGGCGGCAGCCTCGCCGCCGTTAATCAGATCGAACAGCAGTTCGTCCGGGTGTTGGGCCATGCGGATGCCGAGCATTTGCAGCAACGGGCCGTAAATGCTAAGCCGGTCATCTTCGATCCGGTTCTTCTGAATCCGCAGCGAGACCTCGTAATCGCGGTTCACGATGGTCCAGTTGGCGGCGCGCAGGTCCTTGAAGTCACGGTTCCCAACCCACTCCCGAATACCGGGAATGGCACCGAGCAAGCCGTACTCTTCGTCGTACCCGTCGCTTTGGATTTCCGAGCAGACCGCCGGCCAAAAGGGCGTGGCCTGCTTCATGCCTTGGTCGAATTTTCCCGTCAACGACCGCAGCTTCGTGATAGCAGCAGCAGTTCCAAGAGCCATAATGGGTCTCCTTGCTATTGGGCCGGAGACCCCGTAGGATGGTCGTTGCGATACGGGCCATCCGGGGTCGCCCGGCTGTGTCCGCCCGGCCGGAAGTTCTAGCTTCCGGCCGGGGTTTCTTTTTGGTCAGTCCTACTGGACCTCGATCTTGACGCGCATCCGAGTAGCGCTGATGTACTCGACGAAACGGCCAATCAGCACACTACCCGCCGCCGTGGGGGTCACGGTGTAGTTGTCGGAGGCATAGGCCGCGTCCCCGACGTGTCCCTGCAAGAAGCCGGTGCCTTGCAGAACGAAGTCGCCTTCGGTGTAAACCTCCACGTCGGGGAAATCACCCGAAGCACCGGCCGAGTTGTTCACCTCTTCTCGGACAATGCCCGCAAACGTGTTTGCCCCAGCATTGTCCAGGTCAGTGGCGTAGCCTTCGCCGGCCCCGCTCGTGCGGTTGACAAAACAGATCGTGGCCTGGTAAAGCCGACGAGCCGCCAACACCGGCAGACCGATCAGCCCGCCGGCATTCTGCGCCTGCATGAGCTGGTTAGCTGTAACTGCCATAGTTCAGTCTCCTTTTCTACGTGATCCGCCGCACAAGGCCGGCGGTTGATGGTTTCGGCCGTGGTCAGACCAGGCCCTCGTCTCGCCGTCGGCTGGCGATGTACTCCTCCTCGGTCAGGTCGAGCTTCGCTTCGCCGCCGCCCTCGGCAAATTCCTTGCGGAACTTGTCGTTGGGGTCCGGCTTCTTTGTGGCCAGGTCGGTGCCGGCCGTCTCACCAACAGGGGCCGCCTGCTCACAGACGAGCGTCAACAGCTTGTCCGTGGCCCGGCCATTCGACAGCCCTTCGTCGATCATCTCACGGGCGGTGGCCGTGCCGTCTTTCAGCTTCGCCAGCTCGACCTTCGCCAGGATCGCCGAAGCCCGTTCCCGCTCGGTCTTGGTCGCCTTGACGGCCATCCGCTTCTCGGCATTGTCCACCGCGGCGTCAAGCTCCTCCTGCGAGAAGGTCTTGGGCGTGGCGGTGTCGGTCGTCGCCGATGCGACTTCATCGCGGGCTTCCTGGCGGGCCGTCTCGACGGCCGCGTTAAGCTGCTCCTGCGTGAAGGTCGCCGGCTCCGGCAACTTGAGGTCTTCAAGCACCTCTTCCGTTGACTCGGGAACCTCCCGATCCTGGCCCTTGTACCACGCGTTCAGGGCCGCCTCGGCAGCCCCCTTGTCCGCGTTGCCGTCGATCAGCTCTTGATCGCGGAGGGCTGTCATAATTCGAGTATCCATGGATTTTTCCTCCTGTTTGGATGCTCGTGAAAATGCGGACCGCTTCACGGAACCACGCGGCCCCGCAGACAGTTCCGCGATCAATTGATCTAACGTCTTCACGCCGTCGATCAGACCGAGCTTCTCGGCCTCTGCGGCGATGAAGTATTTGCCCTGGCCAAAGTCGGCCAGCACCTTTTCGACCGTGATGCCGCGGCTTTCGGCCACGGACTGGACGAATTGTCGATTTGCCTGGTCAACCTCTTCTTGGATGTGCCCCTTGCCCTTCTCTGATAACGGCTCATGCTGATTGAAAGACCACTTGTTGTCCCCGCCGCGAACCACCGTGAACTGGACGCCGGCGGCTTCATCCGCCTTGCTATACTCGGCATGAACGTAGATCGTGCCGATTGACCCAACCCACGAGCTAGGCGAAGCGAACACGTTACCCGGCCCGGCCGCCACGCCGATGTAATAGGCGGCGCTGGCCATGTCGCCGTTCGCAATGGTCACGACAGGCTTGCTTGTTCGCGCCGCTGCCTCGCGAATGGCCAGCACCACCTCTTCGTTGCCCATCGCGTAACCACCGCCACTGTCGACCTCGATCGCGATGGCCGATACCTTCGGATCATCGGCCGCCTGGCGAACTGCCTGAGCAAACTGCTGCGTAGAAGTGCCGCCCGAGTAGAGCATAAACAGGTTCATCTTCGGGCCGAGCAGCCCTTCAAGCTGAATCACGGCCACACCGCCGGGTGCAATGGAGTAGGCCGCCACTTCGCCCCGCTCGCTTTCCAGTTCGCTCACCAACACACCCTTCGCCGCCAGTCGGGCACGGATTTCCCCATCTGCCCATTCCATGCCGGCACCGCGAAGATTGAGCACCTCGCACACCTGCTCCAATTTCTCGGGCAAGATTTGCCACGGCGCGCCAGTCACCTGCCGGGTGACGTGCCGCATTTTGTGCTTCCGTTTGCTTTTTTGGGGCATGTCAGTCTCCCGTGGAACCGGCCAGGGCGATCAGGCCGCCGCGCGACAGCCGGCCGTTGGATTTCTTGTCGTCGGGATCGTCGGCATCGGTGTCGTCTTCCTGACGCCGTGCCGACGCGTTCTTCTCCGGCGCGACGGCAGGCAAGCCGATGCTCTCGCGGTACTTGCGCAACGCCAACTCGTTGTCCGCATCCCGCATCTTCTCCCGCAACCGCTGGTCCTGGACCTCTTCGTCATCGTTGCCCCGACCCTGAATGATCTCCGTCCGGCTGGCGAAGTTTTCCTCAACAGCCTCCTCGTCGGCCATGACCTCTTTTAGCGGATCGACCCACGGCCAACCCGGCGGGATACAGGCCATTCGCGTATAGGCCCACGGCGCGGCGAGATACTGTGCGGCCGACACGTTGACCAGATCGGCCAGCACGCACTCCTCGACGAACCGCTCCCAAACCCGCACGATCAGCAGATCAACCAGGAATCGCTGGCTTACGCGGAAATCGGCCCGAGCGTCAAGCAAGGCCAGCCGGCCGCTTGAGTAGTTCGTGCTACTTGCCATGGTCCTCGCCGGTGCCCGGACCGGGGTTGATGGTTTCCACACCGCCGGCTTCTCCGATATACCGGACCATCCCGGGGACCATCTCTTCAAGTCGATCGCTGTTGCTGTTCGTTCCCGTCGATGCCGCGATTGCCGCCTCCGTCGGGCTCCCGCTGCCGCGGATCAGCACGGCGAAGCACGCCTCAATCTGCCGCTTGATAAGGACCGCCTCGTCGTAGTCGCCGACATCCTTCAGCCCGGGCATGCACGGGACCATCGCCGGCCAGCCGCGGCTCTGCGCCGGGTCCTCATCGTCGTAGACGTGGATCACTCGGTCGGCCGGGATGCGATCATACGCCTCGGTCCAGGTCTTCGTATCGTCGGGGTCGGCACGGCGGATATAGTAGGCCGTTGGCGTACCATCCGGCTCCCGCTCGATCCCGAGCCGGACCTTCGGCCGCCCGTTGGCGTGCATCTTGCCATCAAGCTCTGCCGGCGTTTCCAGCCGCTCGATGTTCACGACCTCGACGCACAGCGGAATGGGCTTGCCGCGGACCCGCTTGTCCGATAGCACCACCAGCGCCTCGCCCTCCCGGGCAACACACCGCTCGACAAGCCGCTGAATCATCCAGAACGGGCGCCGGCCACACCGCGATGCCTTGGCAGACCACAGCTCCCAGGCAGCCTCGATTTCCTTGTTGAGCCCGCGGGCCTGCTCTTCGGTAGTCCGTGCGGACGTGTTGGCCCGGATGCGCGCCTGCGGGCGGATGCCGGTCCCCACTGCGTTCGTAATCCGGCCCCGAACGTAGCCGGCGGCCACCGGATCGTTGAGGTAAAGATCCCGCGACCGCTTTCGGATCGCCTCAAGATCCTGCTCCGCTTCGCTGTCGGGCGACAATCGCGAGGTGAGCCACTTCGCCCCGCGGAAACGGTCAGAGTCGCCTGCCTCACGACTGGAGAGCATCCGCCGCTGCGCGTCCAGGGCCCGCTGCCATGCCAGCCGCTTGCCGACCGTCTGCGGCGCGATCCAGAACGCCGCCTGGCCGAGTGCGTGCCCCGCCGCCGATAGTGCCGCGCGTGTCCGCCGGAACGGTCGCCTGCCCACTATGGCCTCCTCCGCATGTCTGCCAGGTTGGTGGCCGAAGTGGTGCTGGCAGCAGCCACTTCAGCCATGAGATCCGCACGCATCTTTCGCAGCTCCGGCAAGTCGGCCCGAGTCAGTGAGCGGTCGCCCATCCGGTACTCCTGCCCCGTGGCTACGATCTGCGAGATCGCCGCGTTGACGATCTTCAGCAGTTCGGCAGGTGTAGCCTCGAAGTCTGGGAGGTAGGGATTTGCTGCCATGTCGTGTGCCAATAAAAAAACGCCCGCATCCCGGGCGACTCTTGCGAGTCGTCTGGGATACGGGCGCGGTGGCTGCCGTCTGCCCGAAGTTACACTTTACCGCTTAGGGACCGTTCATTTGTAGTGCTCCGTGACGGTGCCGATGACCTTCATCTTGCGTCCGTCCTTGTAGAGGACGGTTACCGTTACGTCTCCATTCAATGCCCGCGCCTCTGCCTCCCGGCAGCGCAGGCCCAGCAGCGCGTGCGGATCTTGCCGACACGCACCCTCCATATTCAGTTTTGCCGATTCGGCTCGCAATGTCAACCCTTATGTTTCCGGATCGGGGGGGGCGGTAGCTGAATCTTGAAGTGTAAACAACTGGATTGCCGCTTCAGACCGCCCGACTGCCGCGAGAATTCTAGCCAAGATTGCATCAGCCAGGGTCGGCTGTTGTAGCTTAATACGCAGCCTCATGTCGCGTTCAATCTTGCGGATTATCGCATCGCTGAACGAAACCCGGATTGTTCGCATGGAAACCTGCACCGTGCCCATCACCCCCTCCTTTTCCCGAACCCCGCCCCCGGGCGCCGGACGAAACCCGTTTGTTGCTCGGACTTTACGTCGTCTTCCCGCCCCGACGCACGCTGCCGGCGGGTCGCGGCCTGGAATCGCCGGGCGAGATCCGTCCACACCCCACCCGTGACCATTTCCGCAACCGCCCGGGCGTACACCTCACAATCAAGCCAGTGGTTGTCCCGATACCGATGCCACACCCGGACGGGAAACCCCTTTTTGTTGGCCTTCATCGTCCAGCCCTCGGCCGTCACCTGCTGGAAGTAGCCGCGGGCGTCTTCCCAACTGGCCTCCGTCGCCAACCACGCCCCCTCTTCGCCCAGCGGCGCGGCCCACCGATCGTGTAGGTCGATCTTGAACATATCGGTATTGACCGCCCAGCGCTTCATGCCACCGGGATAGGGCTTCCCCGTCCGCTGGTTGCGCTCTACTACGGCGAAGCTCCACGGCTGCCCGGCCGTCGGCTGCGTGTCGCCGGCAACAGTCAGCACCCGCTCGCCCGGAAACCGGCGGGCGAAGTTGTGGACAATCAACGGCACCCAACCGCAGTCAATCCCCATCTTCAAGACCCGCAGCTCCACCTCGCCTACCGGGTTGGCCGAGACCAACGGCCAGTCACGATCCAAGATCATGCCTTCCAGAGGGTCAAGCTGCGTCCCGGGTCGCGGCCGACCCCCCTCGTCCCGCTGAACCTGGACGATCCCCCAATCGACCTTCCAGCTCGAACAGCTTTCGCCCCACGCACGGACCACCCAATGGGCCGTCTCGTCGTGTACGTCGGCCCCAGCCGTCAAGAAGATCGCCCCCGGTGGAACCGTACCCCGTCGATGCCCGCCCCGTAGACGCCGCCACAGGTCCATTGAGCGGGGCGTCTGGGTCCGCGGCTGATACTTGAGCCCGCACCAGTTGTTGACGAAGTTCTGGTATTCCTCCTCCTTGTCGCGCGAATTGAGGAACTCGGCGGCCATCCGGCCGATGCTGATCGAGGGTGAGTAAAGCGAAGACAGTTCGCCAAACCCGGCCCAACGCCGGCTGCGCTCCGGCGTGCCCGTCAAGTTCCCCTTGGCATCGACCCCGCAGCCCTTGGGGCACCACCGCCCGCGGCCAACTGCCTCATCCTTCTCCCGCTGATCGATCCGGCAGCCCTTCTCGCACAGGTAGTAGGCCGCGTCCATCGCCGCCTCGGGCTCAATCCAGTTGCCCGCCGCGTCCTTGATCCCCGCCACGCCACCACAGCCCGCGTACTCGCCCTCCCGATGCACGAAGAACCGCAACGGCTGATAGTGCCCACAGTGCGGGCACGGTACTAGATACCGCCGCTGGTCCGATTTCTCATACTCGGCCACGATCACGCTATCCTCGTCCGTCGGCGTTCCTTCCAGCACGATCAAGAAGTTGTGCCACGCCTTGACCCGCTCGCCGATCAGCTTGTGCAGCGCCCCTTCATGCGTGGCCCGGTGCGAGCGGTCGCACTCGGTGACCAGCACCACGCGGCACGACTCCCCAGCGACCCGCTGCGGGTTGCCCGTCCAGGCAAGGTGGCAGAGCGACCGGCCGAAGTCGATCTCGCTCATGTTCCGCAGGTGGTGCGGCGGTATGCGGCCACGGAGCCCCGGACTGACATCGCAGAGCCGGTAGAACTTATCCCGCAGCTTCTTGGTGGCGTCCTGGTCCGGCGCGCAGAGCATCGCCGGGGCCGGGTGCAACTGGGATTGGCTGGCCAGGATACATTGCAAGGCCGTCGTCTTGCCGATCTGGGTGGCCGTGCAGATCGTGATTCGCTCGACTTCCGGATCGTTGGCCGCGTCGATGATCTCGGGCAGGAACGGGTAGCGACCGAAGTCCGGGGCCCCGGGTGACGGCCCCGTTTCGGGCGGCAACCGCAGCTCCCGGCCGCACCAGGCCGACGGCGCAATCCGCTCCCGCGGGGCCCATGCGTCGGCCATGCCGGTGAGCAGGTTGGCGATGGGGGTAATGGTGGCGACCATCAGTGTATCAATACCACAAGGATTGCCAGTAGTAACACGCCGACGGCACAAGCGGCTAGAATACCCCACGCCATCCGCAGAACAGGCAGGTCCTCGATACGCGGACCAGCGGGGTCTCGCCACTCCGGGGCGCCGGGCTTCCTGCTGCTGTCCGGTTGAGCCCAGAAGTCGGCGTTCTGGATGAAACGTCGTTTTGCATCCTCGGTGATACGAAGTGGAACTTGCGGGGGCACTCTGCCCATTAGGCTGATCCCTCCATGTTAGCGCAAGCAAAACGGCAGCCCGGGGTTTCCGGCACCGGACTGCCGTCTGCTTGCTTCCCCTCCCCGCGATTGGCCATCCGCGGGGCGGTGTAGCGGTTCAGGTTGTCACGAGGTTAACTTATCCTACCTGTCTTGATATAC